CTAAAGCTAAAAAGAAATAATCTAAATCTTGCTTAAATTAGCGTCGTATATTTCATCTTTTACGTCAAAAAGTTTTTGTAAAAGGCCTTGACTTCTGATTACCTTATAAATAATGTTTTCATTGGACATTTCTCCACCCTTTTCCAATCCTGATTGTCTCATTTTTTTGAGCTTATCAAGTTGAGTTTTAATAGGATCTGTATCCATGGTATTTCTGGCTCTTTCAATACTTTTTTCAATCTCTTTAATAACTTTCCTAGAACCTTTTTCTACACTTTTTAAGTCAAATTTATCTTTGAATTTTTTAGGCTCAACAATCCATTTGTCTTCAGATACACTGTACACTCCTGTTGAAGCGTGTTCTTCACTTTCATCTTGCGGATACAACTCAACATCGATCCCCTTAAGTTCGATGTCATGTCTGTCATTCCAGAAAGATCTTTTAGCTTTTAGAAATTCTTCAACAAGATCAGTGTCTTTATTTATAGATTCTTTATCTATTATAACGTGAAGATCAATGTCACTGTATTTTGTGTAATTGTAATTTGCATATGATCCTGTCATTGTTATATCTAAGACATCAATGGGTATACCCAGATAATCTACAAAATCATTTGCTATTCTTACTAATGCTTCCCTAAATTCAGGAATCATTTTATTGTCTTTCCAAATTAAATTACTTAATGAACTACTTGGTAGGTGAGAAGTTATTGTTTTTTCTAGAGACATCTTTCCAATCCTCGACATACTTGAACAAAGCTTTTTCTTTAGCTTTGGCTTCGATGACACAGTCAAATTCTACACCGTAATCTTCGATCTTATCATAAATATAAGCGCTGTGAGCTGTTGGCGAGACTTTTGCACCTTCTTTGTCACGCTTTGATTCTGAATAGTGACATGTTGGTTTAACATCACCCCACGTTGAAGCAGCTAGTTTAAGAGCTTCTTCGTGGTTTTGATCGCCAGTATTGAAATTATGATGATGAAAATCAAAGACAATAGGGACACCAGTTCTCTCAAAGACTCCGTAGTAGAGGTCTTTGGTTGAATATAGGTTTGCACGATCATCATTTTCGACTGTAAGCCGAGTTTTAACTGATTCAGGAAGCCCTTCATAATTTTTACACCATCGATCCAAAGCAGTTTGTCGGTTTCCGTAAGCAGCACCAACATGAATATTTATTTTTGCATTTCTATTTCTGGGCAAACCCATCAAATCCATTATTTCACCATGACGTGTCAAATCAATATAAGATGACTCAACAACTTTTTGTTTTGGTGAAGACAGAATATTGAAAGGTCCTGGGTGAAAGGACAATCGTTGTCCATTTTCCATTGCAATACGACCAGCAGTTGCAAGATTATTCTTAATAGCTTCATAATCGGGAAGATCCGTCAACTCGTATTCAGACATCCACGGGAATAAGCAGGATGACATTCTGAATACTTTAATTCCTTTTTGATTATTCCATTGGATAATCTTAATCAAATCCTCTGTATTTAATCTACCAAGCTCTGAAGCATACTCTATGCCTTTGTTTTTAAATGTCTTTTTAATCATGCTTCTGTTACTAGTAATTCTTGGTTTTGATTCTGAAAGTTCCATGCAAATACATGCATAACCTAGTTGAATGTTGCCTACTTTCATATTTGTCTCCTTATTTGTTACAAAATTGTAAAATGGGCGCTAATTATTAATGTGGGGTGTGCGATGATTAATCAATTAATTCGCGTTGGGGGTTTTGTGTTTTTCCTTGTTTTTATTATATCATCTTTTTATTTTAGTTGCACGCATTTAAAAATGAATGTTAAGCCAACTAAAAAAGAGAAAGTTTCTGAAATGAATAACTACTCTGGTTATTCACCTTTTCCGAATAAAAATTTTGTGTTTTTACAAAAATACACGACTCTAAATGAATTAGGGGAACCTTGCACAGACCTAAAAATGGGATGCCCTGATATTGATGAACACATTAGTTCAGCTTCTGGAGCTGTTGTTAAAAAATTTAAAGATATAGCTTTTATCTTGACAGCTGGACATTTTTGTTCTAACGAGTCAGAGGAATCAATTATTCCTAAATACGATGACAAAGAAGTTGTTAGAGCTTTTAGTGTAATTCTTCAAGATTTTCAGTTTCCTGCTTCAATTGTAAAAATCGACAGATTGAACGATCTGTGTTTAGTAAAGGTTGTTGATCCGGACATTAAAAAAATGAGAATTGAAAGATTAAGTGTTGCAAGAAAAATGCCTTATGTAGGTGAAGAAATTTACACAGTATCTGCTCCGCTTGGCGTTTTTTCTCCATGGACTAGACATCACTTTAAAGGTTACTTTAGCGGATGTGACGACTACTTTGATATAAAACTGACTTTTTGTTTTTACACGATCCCAGCAACTGAAGGCAGTTCAGGATCACTTGTTTTAAATAGTTCAGGTGAAATCGTAGGAATGATTCAAATGGCCCTAGGTGGATTTGAAAACATATCTTTAGGAATTGAAAGCTATAAAATCGATTCTTTTTTGAAAGAAGCAGGTTCTGAAATTAACATTATCTTTTAAAGTCATAATTAATCTTAAAAGAGATTAAATATGATTAATGAAGGTTTAAAGTATCATCTAAAAAATAAATTACCACTTTCAGATTGTGTCTACAGACCAGGATCACAAAAGTTTTTTGAGTTTTTTAGAAACGCTAAGAAAAATTTAAATGAAAATTACTCCGATGAAGATTTAGACATCCTTTCGACAGACATTGGAAGATTTGGAGTATACGAAGGCAATTCTGTTCCTCTTGACTTACCAATTGAAGTATCAATCATTGAAAGTTTAGAAGAAGGAAAAAAGAAGAAAAAATCCGGGACTCTTTATAAAGGTAGAAAAGTTAAGCTTAACAAACCAAAAAGAGGCGGATCTAAAAAATTTGTTGTCTATGTTAGGAATCCAAAAACAGGCAATGTTAAAAAAATAGAATTTGGAGCTCCGGGAATGACAACTGGGCTAAGAAATCCTGCAAGAAGAAAATCTTTTAAAGCTCGTCACAATTGCGAAGATAAAAATGACAAAACAAAAGCTGGCTATTGGGCATGCAGAATTGGAAGATATCCAAAAGTTACAGGTGCTCCATACACAGCATGGTGGTAAAATGAAAAGAATTCTTTTAGAAATGCCAATGATTATGCCTAATGAATTAGGTGGAAACCTTCGTATTTTACTTAATGACTTGTCTGAAAAATCTTTTGAAGTCACAATTCAAGAATTTAATGAAAACGGTAGATTAATCGATGAGCCTGGTTCTTTAATAGCAGTCAAGTTAAAAGACAATGAAAAAGGATGCCCAGATGGGACATATGAAATCATACACTCAGATGCCGTTTCAGGATACGGTCCACTAATGTATGATATTGCAATTGAGTGGTCATCAGTCGTAGGTGAAGGAATAATGTCTGATCGACAATCAGTCTCGTCAGATGCTCAAAATGTTTGGATGAAATATTTTAATGATAGATCTGACGTAATTAAAATTCCTCTTCCTACGTCATGTGCTGATCCCGTAGCAGGAACTTTTAGATACGGAAGTCCTGTACCGTCTACATGGAGTATACATCGTTATAAAAAAGAAAGTATGCCTGTTATAAGTCAATTAAATTCTTTAGGTAAAATAAAAATTAAAGTTGACTTTAAAGACTTTGACTTAAATAATTTGAGAAGATAAAATGAATCTAGATCAAGCAATACAGTTTTATGATAATAACATAAACAGTTTAATTGAAATGTCTAATGGACAAAAAGAGTTTGATCAAGAAATGTGGAAAACTTTTGAAAATATAACTAATGATTGTTATTCAATCATTGAAGACAGTATAAAAGCTTTGCAACCACTTACGTTAAGCAATATTCTTTCGAATAATGGTCGCAAAGCTTTAGAATACAGCTCAGATTATATAACAAGAGAAGATCAAGAAAAACGTGCAATTCAATCTTTTGTTATTAAATTAAATGATTACATCAGCGGAAGAGATTTAAGTCAATTTAGAAAATACGTACATGTTCAAACAAATCCTGATCTTAATCCCGATGAATATTATGTATTTGATGGTTTTGAAACGACACCTCATCATAAATCTACTTGGGAAAAAAGATATGAGATAGTTCCTGTTAAAATCACTAAAGACAGAGTAAATATTCTAGAATTTGAAGATAGATTATTTGATGATGAACTAGTTAAACTTTTTTACATTATCGAAAAATATCCTCGTTGGTACTATAATCTCAAATCTAAATTGGGATCATGGTCGCAAAGAAATCTTCCAACAGTTTTAAGGGGCCTTGAAGGAAACTGGTCAAGAAAAAACCTACCTACAATTAGGAGTTTATTAGGAATGAGAGAAAATAAAAAACCTTACATTAGCAATGTATTAAACGAAAATTTAGAAATCAGAGGATTTTATTCTAATACTCCTCAAAACCTTCTCGAATGGCACAGAGACAAAGAAGATCGTGTCATTATCGTTCAAGAAGGAAGTGGATGGAGTTTACAGAAAGACAATTCTTTACCATTTAAACTAAAACCCGGTATGTTTTATCAAATCCCAGCTGGAATGTATCACAGACTGCTTAGAGAAGAACGCAGCAGTGATCTTTTATTAATCATTGAAAAGAAAAAAAGAAAAAAGAAAGGTAAAGATCAGAATTCAGACGGAAAAAATGATTTTGATGATGTTAGAATTGCTAGAATGCTAAAGTCAGGAATGTCGAAAGAAGAGATAAAAAAGAAGCATCCAGAATTATTTGAAGGAAAAAATAAGATCAAATGTCCTAAATGTGGCACTATCAACAGAAAAGGTGTAAAAAAATGCAAAAAGTGTGGTTATCCTACATCAAGTGAAGGATGGACGGCAGCATGAAATCAAAACTTTACATTGATAAAAATCTAGATCAGTTCGACGGGAATAAGGTTAAACTAACAGGTGACTTTTGCAATTTCTGTGCAGAACATCTTCCAATTGATAATAACTTTGAAGTCTATGTTGTTGGAGAAAGAGAACCACACGGAATCTCAACAACAGCTGCATATCATGTCGGTAATAACAAATGTGTTATCTACGGTAAGAACAGAGCGCTAGTCGATATTCTTAGATCTATTGCACATGAAATGACTCACATGATGCAAGATGAAATGGGTCTAATCAGCGGACATGTCCAAGATGCAGGTGGATTCCACGAAGACCAAGCAAATGCAAGAGCCGGTGAACTAATTAAAAGATTTGCAAAGTCCATGGATGAAAGAAAAGCAATTTACGAAAATTTTTCTATTAGAAAATAATCAATTATTTTTGAGATGATTCAGTATTTTGAGTTGTATCTGTGTTTTGATTATTCTGTGTATTATCTTCACTACTATTATCACTAGTGCTACTTTCAGGAGCAGTTTTACCTAATGCTTTTAGGTATTCTAATCCTTGCTTTGTTCTCTCAGCAGATTTAGCCTTGTCGACAAATTTAGTTTGTACGTGTGCTGGGTCCCATCCTCTTGTAAAACTTTCACCCTTTACTGTAAAAGTTTTTGGATCCCAATCACCTCCCCATGTGACCTTATCTTTAAATTCGTCACTGTTACAAATTTCGCCTAAAGCTTTAAAAAATTGTTCAGCACCTAGTTTGATATCTTCACCGCCTCCATCACCCCAGTTGTAACGTTTGTCAACCAGATCAACAGCTAAAGCTGATTTTTTACCGAGCTTATCTAGAGCCACATGATATCCATAAATTGTTTTTGATTTTGAATATCCTTTAGAAATTTTTTCTTTTTGCTCTTTTGGGCTTCGATAAGCAGAACCTAAAATAGGCTGAAATTTTTCACCTGCCGGATACTCTTTTTCTTTTAATTTATTAATAATAGCTTGTACAGTCTGTCTAAAATTATTAGAAAAAGGTGTGTTATCAACATCGTTTATGTCTTTAGATGACATAGGAAAAAACTTAGAATTAGCATCTTCAGAAAATTCATCATAAAGCTTATCAGCAGTTTTAAAATTTAAACCTGACATTTTCACTCTTTCTTTTATTATAGACTTTCTAACAATCTTTCTAATTTGTGATTCTGACAGTTTAATTTTACTCATCAATATTTCCCTCTTGGGATTGTTATTGATATTGACCCTCTAACTCTTAATCTTCTAAGAGCATTTTGTATACCTCTAGTTACGCCTAAGGGATTTTCAAAATATCTTGTACCTTTAGAGAATTTGACCTGCATACCGTCTGCTCTAGAACTAACTACCAAATTAACATTATCCTTCTCAGCCATTTCTCCATTCTTAAGATTAGATGCAATAATCTGCTTAAAGTCCTGAATCATGTCTTGAGCTTTTCTGTTTCTAGCTAATCTACCTTGTAATGTAATTTGAATATCTCTTGCTCTTCTTGAAGGAAGCGGAGCTGCTTCGGCTTTTTGTTGACTTCTGCCACCTCTGCCTCTGCCACCAGAACCTCTTCTACCAGAAGCAATCGGCTTATCATCTCTCTTTTTCTTACCTTGCTCATCATTTTCATTATAAGCATCAGCAACAAATGCTAAAACACCCCTAGGATCAGGTGTATAACCGGGATAAGTAATTTGCAAAGCCTCAGCTTCATTACCCCAGTCAGTTTTAACACCGTCTTTTCTAGCATTAGTTCTGTCAATTCCAGGGATTGTTTTATTGGTAAAAACATGTTCAACAAAATCTGCCCATGCAGTTTGATCATCTTGATTCCATCGATCATCTGATGTTAATGTTGAGCTTAAACTGTGTCTTTTATTGTATCTGTCAATTACAACTTCTATCTGTCTTATGATCATTTTCATAGAAACATCATAGTTTGGTGTAAACTTTTCTCCAGATGATTCTTTTAAAGAAGGATAAGCTGATTCTAGTGAAGCAGAAGGGACAAACTTATAATTTTTACCAGTCAGCGCTTTAACAATTTCCTGCGTTGTTGTTCTACCGAAAGAAGCACCATCAATTATCGCAGAAAGAGAACTAAAAATTGATTTGACATCTAAGGGATTGAAATATTTTTTGTAACTACCAAAAACTGGGTGACTAACTGAGGCATCATAATCATAAACAATAAAAAAACAAAGTTCAGCAGCAGGTTTGAGTTCGACTTTGTTCGTAGTTCCAGAAGAGCCTCCAGATCCAGAAATTGTTGCACCTGATAATTTCGCTAATGCTGTAACAATTGTCCCCGAAACATTTTTAATGCTGTCAACTCTTGCCAGAGCATATTTGTCTGTAAAACTTCCATTTTCTAAACAAATTAAAAAACCGTCGCTTTTAATGTCAGCTAAAGTATAACCTGTATCTCCGCGGTCGATTTTCTCAACGGTTGTTTTTAAATCTGGGTATGTACTTAAAAGCATTTGATCTGACTTTAGTTCACCACAATAAGTTTTCCCAATAGTCACACTTTGTTGATTATATTCCAATAAGATATTGTTAAATTTTCTTAAAAAATTATTAA